AAGGAACCAGACAAGTTATGGTAGAACAAAAATCCTTTTCTGAATTTATGAAGACTTAATATTATGGTTGCTACTCTTCCTAGGGATCAGGTTTATCTGGGTAATCCTTTGCTTAAAAGGGCAAATACTCAGATGGAATTTACTGAGGAGCAAATTGTTGAATTTGTAAGATGTAAAGAAGATCCTGTATATTTTGCTAAACACCATCTTAAAATTGTTTCTTTGGATCATGGATTAGTTCCTTTTAATCTATATGATTTTCAAGAAAAATTAGTTAAGAATTTTCACGAGCATAGATTTAATATTTGTAAGATGCCACGACAGACTGGTAAGTCTACAACGTGTGTGGCCTATCTATTACATTATGCTGTTTTTAATGATAATGTCAATATTGCGATTTTGGCGAACAAGGCATCTACTGCTAGAGATTTACTTAGTAGACTCCAACTCGCGTATGAAAATTTACCTAACTGGATGCAACAAGGTATCATCAGTTGGAATAAGGGGTCTTTAGAATTAGAAAATGGATCAAAAATTTCTGCTAACTCTACGTCTTCATCTGCTGTCCGAGGTGGATCCTATAATGTCATCTTTCTTGATGAGTTCGCGTTCATCCCAAATCACATTGCTGATGACTTCTTTGCCTCTGTTTACCCTACTATTACATCTGGACAAAGTACAAAAGTCATTATAGTTTCTACCCCAAGGGGTATGAATCATTTTTATCGTATGTGGCGTGAGGCTGAAAAAGGTAAAAACGAATATATACCAACTGAAGTTCATTGGTCTGAAGTTCCTGGTAGAGATGAGGCATGGAAAGAACAGACTATTGCTAATACTTCTGAACAACAGTTCAAGATTGAGTTTGAGTGTGAATTTTTAGGTTCGGTTAATACCCTTATTAGTGCAACCAAACTTAAAAATCTTATATTTGAAGACCCAATAAAGAAAAATGCTGGTCTTGATATATACGAAAATCCAATAGAAGAGCATAATTATATAATGACTGTCGATGTAGCAAGAGGTTTAGGGAATGATTATTCTGCATTTATAGTTTTTGATACCACACAGTTTCCATATAAAGTAGTTGCAAAGTATAGAAATAATGAAATTAAACCAATGCTATTTCCAAATGTTATATTTGATGTAGCAAAAGCATATAATGAAGCATTTTTATTAATAGAAGTTAATGATATTGGAGATCAAGTAGCAAGTATTCTTCAGTATGATTTGGAATATGAAAATCTCTTAATGGCTACAATGAGGGGAAGAAATGGTCAAATTGTTGGACAAGGATTCTCTGGCAAGAAAACTCAACTAGGTGTTAGAACAACAGCAGCAGTTAAAAAGTTAGGATGTTCCAATCTTAAAACCTTATTAGAAGATGATAAAATATTAGTATCTGATTATGATGTCATTTCAGAATTAACAACTTTTGCTCAAAAACACAATTCATTTGAGGCAGAAGAAGGTTGTAATGATGATTTAGCAATGTGTTTGGTTATATTTGCTTGGTTAGTATGTCAAGATTATTTCAAAGAAATGTCTGATAATGATGTTCGTAAGAGAATATATGAAGAGCAAAGAAATCAAATAGAGCAAGATATGGCACCATTTGGATTCGTTCAAACTGGTCTAGAAGGGGGTGAAAGTTTTGTTGATGATGACGGAGATAGGTGGCATGCAGACGAATATGGGGACAGATCTTATATGTGGGATTATATGTAAAAGGATATTTTAATAAATAATTTTAGAAATCTTGAGATTCGGAGAGGAAAAAGATGCCGCTAAATTTAGCATCTCCTGGTATTGTAGTAAGGGAAGTTGACTTAACCGTCGGTAGGGTGGACACAGCATCCGATAAAGTCGGTGCTATTGTCGCCCCTTTTGCCAAGGGTCCAGTTAATTTACCTACACTTGTTGAAAATGAACAGGACTTACTTGATAATTTTGGGGAACCTTCTTCCACCGATAAGCATTACGAGCATTGGTTGGTAGCTTCTTCATACTTGGCATACGGTGGTGTGTTAAGAGTAGTAAGGGCAGATGATGATGACATGAAGAACGGATTTGCAGGAACTGCAGCCAATGTCAAAATCAATAGTCTAAATGATTATAATGATAAAGGATATGACACTTCAACCGTTACTGGGGTAACAGTTGCAGGAAGAAATCCAGGATCTTGGTCAAACGGAGTTAAAGTTGCTATCATTGATAGTAAATCCGACCAAATTCTTGGTGGAGTAGACACAGCATCACCAGATGGTAAAGCTGCTGTTCTAGTTGGGTACGGTGTTACTCAAACAATGGTCGGAAAAGTTATTTCTGGCGCAGGTTCAACTTCTGCTGCTGATGGATATCTAAAAGGTATTGTCACAGAAGTTGATTCAACAACTCTTGGAGTTAAAGTTCTTTCACACGTGAATGGTTCAGGTGTAGAGACTAATGTAGATTATCAACCATCTGGAATTTATTCATTCGATGGAACTGGTAGTGTTGCTATTCATACTGCTGGACAAGCAGTTTCTTATGCATCAACTACAAATACAACACAGCAAGATTGGTTTGATCAACAGAAGATCACATTAACCAATTCATCAATTAATTGGAATAATATTGCTGATCGTCCAGGAACTTCATCTTATGCTTCTGCAAGAAGTTCAAGATTCGACGAAGTTCATGTTGTTGTAATTGACGATCTTGGTACTGTTAGTGGTAATGCTGGAACAGTTCTTGAAAAGCATTTGTCACTTTCAAAAGCAAATGATTCAGAGTATTCAGTAGGTTCTCCTTCTTATTGGAGAAAGTATCTCGCAACAAATTCTACTCAGATATTTGGTGGCGGTGCTCCTGCTGGACTTACAACTTCATCTTATAGTTCTGGATTTACACTTGCTTCTGATAATGGTTGGGATCAAGATACTCAAGGAATTGCCTTTGGTGGTACTGGAGTACAGACCTTAACTTTAGGTGGCGGTAAAAATTATGATGGAACAACTGATGTTACTGCTGATGGTTCATTTACCGTTACTTTAGGTGATCTTGTAACTGGTTATGAATTATTTGAAGACAATAATTTATATTCTGCAGACTTCTTGATTCAAGGATCCGCAAATTATTCAAAAGAAACAACACAGGCACTTGCCAATAAGTTGATTTCTATCGCTGAACTTAGGAAAGATTCAATAGCATTTGTTTCTCCATATAGATTAGCATTCTTGAATGATACATCTGCTGGATCAGTAACTGTAAACTCAGACGCAACGATTACTGAGAATGTAATTAGCTTCTTTGCTCCAGTTACATCTTCTTCTTATAGTGTATTTGATAGTGGTTACAAATACATGTATGACAGATTTGCTGATACATTCCGCTATGTCCCACTTAACGGAGACATCGCTGGAACGTGTGCTAGAAACGATATTAACAATTTCCCGTGGTTTTCCCCCGCAGGAACAGCAAGAGGAACAATCCTTAATGCTGTAAAACTTGCCTATAACCCATCTCAAGCACAAAGAGATAAACTCTACTCTAATAGAGTTAATCCAATTATCTTCTCACCAGGAGCAGGTATAACACTCTTTGGAGATAAGACTGGATTTGGTAAGTCATCTGCGTTTGATAGAATTAACGTTCGTAGGTTGTTTATCTACCTCGAAAATGCGATTTCTGCTGCTGCTAGAGATCAGATGTTTGAATTCAACGATGAGATCACAAGAACAAACTTTGTGAACATTGTTGAACCATTCCTTCGCGACGTTCAAGCAAAGAGGGGCATATTCGACTTTAGGGTTATTTGCGATCAAACAAATAACACTGCTGCGATTATAGATAACAATGAATTTGTCGCTGATATCTTCGTCAAACCTGCAAGGTCGATCAACTTCATCGGTCTGACATTTGTTGCTACACGCACAGGTGTTTCATTCGAAGAAGTCGTCGGTACTGTTTAATTCTGCTTATTTACTTAGAGGAACAAAAAAACTATGGCAACTCAACTTAATAGACCACCACTAAGGACTATTACTGGATTTAAAAGCAAGTTAACAGGTGGTGGGGGTAGACCGAATCTATTCGAAGTCGAACTTGCTTTTCCAGATGCTTTAGGTATCGATAATGACGTTAAAGAAAAGTCAAGATTCTTAGTTAAAGCAGCTGCTCTTCCAGCATCTAATATCGCACCTATTGATATTAATTTCAGAGGTAGGATTTTAAAGATTGCTGGTGACAGGACATTTGATACTTGGACCATTACAGTTATGAATGACGTTGATTTCGTTATCCGTAATGCGTTTGAATTGTGGATGAATCAGATAAATAAATTATCTGACAACACAGGTACAACTAATCCTGCAGAATATCAACCCGATGCTTATGTGCATCAGTTAGATCGCGATGGATCTACATTAAGGACTTATAAGTTCCACGATGTATTCCCAACAAACATTAGTCAGATTGATCTATCTTACGAAACTACCGATACTATTGAAGAATTCACAGTTGAACTCCAAGTTCAGTGGTGGGAAGCAATTAAAGGTGTTGGTGCTAACGTAGGCGGCGATAGCATTAGCTGATAAATAGTGCTATAATAGTAGGTAAAGCGTTTATACTATGGCCAAGCTCTTTGGATTCTCTATTGACGATTCGCAGAAAAAGTCGAAATCGATAGTCTCTCCCATTCCTCAAAGTTCTGAGGATGGGAGTGATCATTATGTTTCAAGTGGTTTCTACGGACAATATGTTGATATAGAGGGTGTTTATAAAACTGAGTACGATTTAATTCGTAGATATAGAGAAATGGCATTGCACCCTGAGTGTGATGCTGCTATTGAAGATGTTGTTAATGAAGCAATTGTTAGTGATCTATATGATTCCCCAATAGAAATTGAACTTTCTAATGTCAATGCTAGTGATAAACTAAAAGAGAAGATTAGATCAGAGTTTAAAAGTATTAAAGAAATGATGGACTTTGATAAGAAGTCCCACGAAATTCTTAGAAATTGGTATGTTGATGGAAGATTATATTACCACAAAGTAATTGACATAAAGAGACCAGAACAAGGTATTCAGGAGATCAGATATATTGATCCGATGAAGATGAAGTTTGTCAGGCAGGAAAAGAGAAAGAAGGGTCAACAAAATGCGGTTATACAAGGACCGTTAGATGCTAAGTTAATGAATCAAAGGGAGTTCCCTGAGATTGAAGAGTATTATGTTTTTACACCAAAACCATCATATTCTGGTTCAGCACTTGGTGGAGCAAAGCATTCAATTAAAATTGCTAAAGATTCGATTACCTATGTAACCTCTGGTTTATTTGATAGAAATAAAGGTACTTGTTTATCATATCTCCAGAAGGCAATTAAAGCACTTAATCAACTTAGGATGATTGAGGATAGTTTGGTTATCTACAGGATATCAAGAGCACCAGAAAGAAGAATTTTTTATATTGACGTTGGTAATCTACCAAAGGTTAAGGCAGAACAATACCTCAAAGAGGTAATGAGTCGTTATAGAAATAAACTTGTATATAATGCTAACACTGGTGAAGTTAGAGATGATCGTAAGTTCATGTCTATGATGGAAGATTTCTGGTTACCACGTAGAGAAGGTGGTAGAGGAACTGAAATCACAACACTTCCAGGTGGACAAAACCTTGGAGAACTTGCTGATATTGAATATTTCCAGAAGAAACTCTATAGGGCATTAGGTGTTCCCGAATCTAGAATTGCAAATGATGGTGGTTTTAATTTAGGTAGATCATCAGAAATACTAAGAGATGAATTAAAATTCTCTAAATTTGTTGGTAGATTACGTAAAAGGTTTGCTAATATCTTTAGTGATATGCTTAGGACACAGTTAATTCTTAAGAATATTATTGCTCCAGAAGATTGGGAGTCTCTTTCAGATCATATCCAATACGATTTCTTATATGATAATCAGTTTGCTGAATTAAAAGAAACTGAATTGTTGAATGAAAGATTGGGTATTCTTGCTACAATGGAACCATACATTGGTAGATATTATTCAGCAGAATACGCACGTAAGAAAGTATTACGTCAAACAGAAGCAGAAATTATAGAGATTGATCAACAAATTGAACAGGAGATTAAAGATGGAGTTATTCCTGATCCTGCAGATATAGATCCTATTACTGGAGAACCATTAGCTGCTGAAGGTGAAATGGATACTTTAGGGGGTGTTCCAGAAGAACCAGAAGTTCCTCAGATTACCCAGAAACAGATGAGCGCAGATACTAAAAAGGCCGAGATATAAATACAGATAACGCTATTGTTACTTTTTATGGAAAATATTGTCGATTTGATTGCATCTGCTGATTCAGCATCGGATGTTAGTGACAAAATTAAAGAAATTTTGTATACAAAATCATCTGAAAGAATTGAAGGTCTAAGACCAACTGTTGCTACTGGTATGTTTAGCGAAATAGAACCTGAAATAGACCAAGAAACCGAGGAACCCACTGATGGCGAATAGAACTTTAATCAAAGGTGCTGAGGCAGCTTGTCCAACAACGACAGGGACAGCTTCTACTTTTGGAAGTGCAACTGTAGTTCGACTTATTAATAATAGTGGCACCGCTAGGTTAGTTACTGTTGTTGAAGAGCAGGATGGAACAGTAGTTGGATCTTTTACTCTTGCGGGTAATGCAGTTGAATTTGTTGAGAAGAAAGCAACGTTCGCCATATTTGCAGCAAATGCTGATGTGTTAGGCGCAAAAGCAGGATTTACAAATTAAGAAGATGAAACTAATTACAGAAGAAATTTCAAGCGTTAAATTTATCACCGAAGGAAAAGGTGCTAAAAAGAAAATGTATATTGAGGGAGTAT